TTTTAAAATAAATAAGAATGTTGATACGGCAGCTCATATAGAAGATTTAACCAATGAGCGGAAAAATATCCAAAGTTATATGCGAAATGTGGATGAGAAATATTTGGATATTACTAAATTTATTGTGGTCACAGATATATGTCGCTTATGCAATAAAGGTGAGATGATTGCCGTGGATTATGAAGGAATTATGATTTGTAATGTTTGTTCAAATAGTGTTAAATATTTGGTTGAAAATGAAAAACCGTCTTATAAAGAGCCGCCCAAAGAAGTCTGTTTCTATGCGTATAAACGGATAAACCATTTCCGTGAAATATTGGCGCAATTTCAGGCGAAAGAGACGACCCAAATACCTGATGAAGTAATTGAAAATATTATACAGCAAATTAAAAAAGAGCGAATTGATTTATCGCATATGACAAATCGCCGGACGAAAGAAATTTTAAAAAAGCTCGGGTATAATAAATATTATGAACATATACCCTTTATAAAAGATAAATTAGGTATAAAACCGCCGATAATGAGCTCAGAATTAGAGAACACTTTGTGTAATTTGTTCATGGATATTCAAGGACCTTATGCGAAATATTGCCCGGATGATAGAGTGAATTTTTTAAATTATTATTATACAGTTTATAAATTATGCGAACTTCTTAATCAATTACATTTTTTGCCGTATTTCCCAATGTTGAAGGATCGAGAGAAGCGGATAGAACAAGATGAAATTTGGAAAAATATTTGTGAGGAACTAGGGTGGGAATATATTCCGACCATCTAGGTGGGGGCTTCCTTCCGCTGCGCATGCCCAAACCCCCTCAGACTACAACCCCAAGTGGTATGCCTTGATGCCCTGATGTCTCTACTCTACGCCCAACAAATATTTTTTAATTTTTATATATAAACTGGAGTGTGGGTATGAGTAATGAAAGATAGCCCCCATTACAAGAAATCCAATAAAAAATTCAGCTAAATCCACAAACAAATTCACGTCGTTATAATCATATAACTGATAGGCTATAAATAATGGAACCATCCAAAGAAAGCGGACAGCTAATAGACCAAATACGAAATGCCAAAAAGAGTTCCATTTATCAGTAAATAGCGGACGACTTTTCATATAAAATAAAAATAATATATTAATTTTTATTTTACAATGTGATTTGAAAGGAGGTGGGGCGGGGGTGGGATGAAAGGCACTCTCTCCCTTAAGCGGGGGGTTTGGGGGAGGCACTCCCTCACTTAATCGGAGTTGAAGGGGCAGAGCCCCTCTAGAACCCACCCGGGAAGTGCACCAAGTTGGCACCGATACCGAACCCGGCACCCGTTCGCGCGCTGACACCCATACTAGGAACATAGGTATCCAAAATGCTAAAGGTCGCTGCCGCCGTTAAAGCAATTAAAGCGATTTCGTCGAACTTGAGAGACTGTTGAGGAATAGCAAAGGCGGCAATGGCAACCATCAAACCTTCTACTAAATACTTGATTGCCCGTTTAATAAGCTCTTTCATATCAATGCCCAACATTTATATTAATTGTAAAGAAAAAAACTAAGAGATTTAATTAGTTAGATTTATTAGTTATGCTAAAAAGAACTTAAAATACTCTGTTTATAATAAATTATTAAGATGGCTTCTACTAAAACCAACACATTCGAAACTCGCGTTAACGCTGACGGCTCTTTGAACTCTAAATATGTGGATATGCTTGAAGAAGATAAACCGGTTGCTGGTCAAAAATTCGTCTGCGTCTCTTTTGTTTCGCCTGAAAATATTATCAAACAACGCGAATTGTTTAACTTTCAACAGTTCCTAAACCAGTGGGATATGAACAAATCGCTCGAAAAGTTTAACCATTTTCTAAATTTCTTGGCGTACAAGTATAATTTGAATTTCGATAATGTGTCAAAAGATCTGCAAGATTTCTGTAAGGATGAAAAGGATAAACTATTTGCCACCACTTTAGATGACGATTTTAAGAATTATATTGATGTCAATGAGGCGCGATTAGAAGAAAGTTATCAAAAGACGCATGGGTTTCAGACTAGTGTGCGGGGCTTGAAAGTGCGAGGGTGCTATCCTAGCCAAGAAGAAGCCGAGTTGCGGTGTAAAATGTTGCGGGAAGTCGATCCTAATCATGATGTTTATGTCGGTCCGGTGGGTATGTGGATGCCTTTTCATCCAGAATCTTACAAGACCGGACGGGTCGAGTATATGGAGGAAGAACTTAATCAATTGATGCATGAGAAGAATAAGAATGAGACGAACGCGAAGGTGGAGTTTGATAAGCGGGTTCGGGAAACTAAGGAAAAGGCGATGGAGGACAATAAGAAAAAGGCACTCGAGAGCGGAAATGTCTTGACGCAGACAATTGACGAACAGGGTAATCTTATTAGCGTGAAGGATATGCGGGAAAATGTCACGGTCGCTGATTTGCGAAAGGAATTGTTTGAAGGCGAAAATATCGTAACGGATCCGAAGAATTCAGATCACGGATTGAGCCGGATTGCGGAAGTACGTGAATTGCCGGCGGAGTTGGCAAGCAAATTGTAAGCCTTTGTAAAAACAATAAGTAGAATAAGTATATAAAAATATAATATTACGTATATTAATAATATTATGTCCTCATTGAAAGATTTGACTGCCTTTCATCTGCGCATTGATACTGCCATGAAAGTTATTATGATCGATGGGAAAGTTGACCAATATGATATTCCAGAAATTATATTACTGATTACTGATTTGATGACAACACACAAAATGACGGAAGCTGAATTGGAAGAATCTATCACCGGGATGTATGACTATATCATGACTCACTACAATCTTTTTCCTACCGATGAACAACAAAAAGCGACCTTCAATCGTTTGTTTAAGATGTGTGTAAAATTAGCTCTTGTGCAACCAAATGTTAAGAAATCGATTGCAAAATGTTTCTCCTGTTAAAGGGGGGTTTCGCCCCCCAACGACAGGGGGTTTCGTCCCCCAACGACGAACTAGGCGAAGCCGGGTTTGAAAGGGTGTAACCCTTTGGGTTTGAAAGGGTGTAACCCTTTGGGTTTGAAAGGGTGTAACCCTTTGCTAAAAAATTGAATTATATATTAATTTAAAGATTAACATATAAAATTAATATTGATATGTACAATATGTGTGATATGGATGATATGGATGTTATTGTAACGGGCACAAGCGCAAGCGCAGCGGGTACAAGCACAGCGAGCACAAGCTCAGCAGGTACAAGAGCAACCTCAGCAGGAATAACCACTGTTTCTATTATAACTATTTCGCAGTATTCGCGAATGGAATGTCTCCGCAATTTAAGTGATTTAATCAAACTGCAACTATATGAAAATATTATCGAATGGGTTATCGTCGAAGGAAGTCCGACAAAAATTGACGCCTTTGTCAGCGCGCAAAATGTGGAATCTATTCGCTCAAGCGCAAAATTTAAATTCCCGATTGTTTATGTGCCCTACACAGATGACGAAAATGTCAAGTTAAGTGACTTGCGTAATACTGGCAATGCGAGATGTAAAGGTGATATTATCGTATGCATGGACGACGACGATTATTATCCGCCGACCCGGATCAGCCATGCGGTTTATCAGTTAAATAAATCATCCGCACTCATTGCCGGGTGCTCAAATGCGTATATTTATTTCTTCCTCTCTAATCATTTCTTCCAATTCACGAGTTTTGGAAAAGGTCATTCGACAAATAACTGTATGGCATATAAACGTGCCTATTTACAAAAACATGCACATGCGCCGCATTTGTCGCGCGGAGAAGAAAAAAGTTTTACCAATGATTTCAGTGAGCCGATGGTGCAATTAGATCCAATTAAAACCATCGTCATTTCCGGACATTCGACGAACACGGTGGATAAAACATTAATCTGCCAAAATTTAGCTAACCATAAAATGGTTAAGGAATTAGACGCCGCCAAGGAAATTTTAGATTATATTCCCTTACCGATTTTGCTGCGGATGGAGAAAATATTTGAAACCTATGTTGTTATCAAAATATAAAAAATAAATATATAAAAAATAAAAAAGGCTTATAATAACCTTTTTTTATTTTTCTTTTTACGGTTTATTGCATATATAATTTATTCAACATATAATTTATTAAGTGTAAACATCTTCGACGATGTCCAGTATTTCCCTCTCGATTTTGATCAACGCTTTCAGGTTGTGGTTAGCCCATTTATCTTCCGAGCAGTTGTTGGAACTGCAGCTGATAACGCCGCGCAAAATAGCAATCAATGTCGAAATAAGCGAAATCGGCGTTTTCCCGCAAATATTTCTGGTCAATGCTAATTCTGGATTAGCTTTGGTTATCGAAATAATGACTTCTATACTAACGAGCCCTTTTTTGTAGGCGATCGGATCGTTTCGCCAACTCGGCGCAATACAGCATTCACATCGGTAATAGTGATGCGGCCAGGTAAACCCGTTGATATAGGAGAGCACAGCCCAATGGAGTTTGTTGTTTTTAAATGATTCGCATATGCATTCAGCGGGCGTAGTGCATTTACATTTATTATTAAACCATTTTTTACACAAATCGGAACATTTGCGACTGAAATTCTGGTCGAAATTGCATTGGGAACACACCGGGCGGTTGAAATCTACGCCGGCAGTCCAATCTACAAATGCTTCATACTCTACCGTGTCTCGTCCCATTTCCGCTTCTGCTTGCTGCTGCGCTTGCTGCTTTGATTGCTCTTCATACTTTGCTTGTTGTTCGTGTTGAGAATTCATTTTGAATGTTATTTGTTTGTTTGGTAATGCTTCTTCATTATTTTTAAAATACTTTTCAATTTTTTGCAAATCATTAACGCCGTCTGGTTTTTTTTGAAGCTTTTCTACCTTTACCTTTACCCTTCCTCTTTGTTTTTCGTGTAACCTTTCGGTGTTTTTTAATTTTTATACCACCGGAAATGGTTGAATTATCTATAGTAACGGTATCTGGGTCTGAATGAGTTATTTGAATATCATTAGAATTTTCAATTAAAAAATCACTCACGATACTTGGTATATACATTTCATCTCCAACCCGTCCATACGGTGCGCTATCAATAGTGATGGGAGCATTATCCTTTATAATTATAGTATCAGGTTCACGCAACGATTTAATACAATTTGATTTACAATCTTCTCGACGAGCTGGAACACAGCTGACATTTGGTTTTTTTTCTACATATGATTTGTATGCTTCACCCAAATGTGCCCAACAAAGTGTCGGGTGATCTTCTAATTTAAAATAAATATATATTTTATTATCTATTCCAAGAAACTGATACCATTTAACAATTTCAAACGTTCTTTCTGAAAATTCATTGGTTGATAATGGACATTTACACGTAATAATTATAGGATTTGTAAACTTATTTTCATACATTCTTTTATCAATAGATAAATTAGATGATTGAGTAGATGTTGATTTTTGTGACAAAGGATTAACTTTTGTTAATGCGCGATGTGATGCGGTTATACCTGGTAAATTTAAATGAGCTGAACTCCCAGCACCAGAGCGTAATAAATTATACAATTTACGGTTTGGGTCAGCAACTACAAATGCACCACTAACAAAACAGTATTTATCGCCTAGATACTTAGCAATATTTTCAATATATTTTGCAAAATTAATATCACTAACATTTTTTATACCCTGTTTGATAGTCTTTTTGCTAGTCTTTGTAAGAGTACTTTTATCCCCTATTAAATTCTCTTTATCATACTCGCTTTCTTCGCACTTCAATTTGGATCTTAATGGATTTAATAACAAGTCACTTACTCTTCTACGCATTGATTTACGTATTGATTTGGACATCTTTATAATATAATTTTATATAATAATTTTATACTATATTACCTAGTCCCAGACCGTCTAGTCATTTAATTTACCGTCTAGTCGTATTCACTTACCGTCTGGTCGTATTCACTTACCGTCTAGTCGTATTCACTTACCACTTGGTCGTTTTTTTCACACTGATTTTTGGACCTTGCCCTCGTTTTTTCGTGCTACCTGGATCATATGCAGGGTCTTCATCATCCGAATTTAAATCCTTCGACAAATCCCAAAATTCTTTTGATCCGAGTTTAAAGTCAGCATGCTTTTCAGCTCTATACCAAAAAATCTGGTCGTGTAATTTATTCGATTTGGAATTGTTGTTAATGACTAAACATTCAAAATTCTCGGTACATTGGTCCATTACTTGACAAAACGATTCAAAGGTCGGAAACATACCGGCATAATTTTCCCAAATGCGTTTGCGATTGGCAATATAAGGTTCGCGCAAAATAAAGACATAATCAATATTCGTACGCAAGTTAGGTGGAATACCGAGGGGATACTGCATGGTAATAATGAGCATAATTTTCCAGTGCCGTCCATTCATAAAAAGTAAACGCATCATTTTATCGCGCGTCCAGGTTGCATCATACAAACAATCGTCTAAAATAACAAAGGCTCGGGGATCAATATTGCATTTGCGAAACTGCTCCATTTCTTTTTTCACCTGTTTTAAAACGGTTTTTTGCCGTTTAAGAATATTCTCAATAATAGAGGTATTGTATTCTTCATGAATAAACAGCTTGGGCACATGGGAACTGTAAAACCCGTTTCCGGCTTCTGTACCGGAAATAACCGTGCCAATAGGTATATCTTGGTGATGAAATAATAAATCTCGCACTAAATAACTCTTACCTGTATCACGCCGACCGATTAAGACTACGACGGGACCTTTATTTTCGTCTGGTTTAAAGCTAATATGCCGCATATCAAATTTTTTTAATTCTAAGGTCATCGGAGTGTTTAAATTTATTTAAGAAAATAAACCATATCCTAGTCCGCAAAGAGGCATAAGTATTAGCCTTCGGCATAAGTAATAGCCTTCGGCATAAGTATTAGCCTTCGGCATAAGTATTAGCCTTCGGCATAAGTATTAGCCTTCGGCATAAGTATTAGCCTTTGGCATAAGTATTAGCCTTCGGCATAAGTATTAGCCTTTGGCATATACGTTTAGTCAAAATTTTATATTTTATAATATATTACAAGTAATAATGGCAACTCTTACTAAAATAGACATAAACTACACAAAAAACGATAACCAGAAATTGTTTAAAAGTTTAGAAGAAAATCCAGCCTTTGGTATTTCAACACCGCAAAATTATATTCCTTTATATGACCGTTATTTTTCTCTCTCTTCAAGTAATTTCGATAATATTACATTGAATAACAAATGGCAGCTGCACTCATTAACAGCTCAAGATACAAACAATAGTTTCAAATGTTCGGTTAAAAATGGTGGAAAAAAAGAAACGCGAAAAACCTACTTGAAATTTAGTCCGCTCTTAGATCCTTCTAAATATTTATTAGGAAAATATGATATCAATGATACTAATTTGCTAAATTTGCCGTCCTTTGATAATTCGAATTGCCATCCCAAAATAAATGATAGCAACAATTCGGCTTATGTTGACAGTTTTTTTACCTATCTATCGAGTAAATTACTTCACGAGCATGAATTTACACACGGGCTAGACTTTTATGGCTCCTTTTTGGCGAACAAACAAGATTTTCGCTATAATATTACAGATGATATCGATTATTTGGAAGAATCTAATTTTTTCCGAAAAAATGATAAAATTTTATATGAGTTGGAAGACATGAATTTAAGTGAGTTAGCAAATGATACGCGCAACTATAAGAAGAAATTAAATTTTATGGAAGGCGGTAGCGGTCATGAGGTGGATATACAACTAACCGATATTTGTGAATTAACTGATTTGAATATGAATTGTGCAGCTAGACCGACCGATATAAATAAAGAATTGGTTATTATAAATGATATTGATGTAATCGACGATGATACTAAAATTAAAACAAAAAAATCGTCGTCTTCTTCCGGTTCTTCTTGTTCTTCTTGTTCATCGCGTTCCTCTAATACAACTACCGGAACTGCAGGTGAAGGAGAGGCAGGTGCAGGTGCAGAGGCAGAAGGAAAAGGGATAGGAGAAAGTGATGAAGAGGGATCGGAAGAGGAAGATGACGATGATTATGAAGATATTGAATCAAGTGAAAATAGTGACGGCGAGAGCGAGGAGGATGATGACGACGACGATATTATTGCCAAAATCAAGAATTTCCCCGTACAAGTTATTGCATTGGAACAGTGCGATCATACCTTAGATGAATTAATGGCGCAAGGCACAATCTCGGATGAACAGTGGGAATCAATTGTGTTACAAATATTATTTAGTCTTATTACTTTTCAAAACACTTTTAGTTTAACCCATAACGATTTGCATACCAATAATGTTATGTATATTGAAACAAGTCAGGCATTCTTATATTATAAATTAAATCATATCTATTATAAGGTGCCGACCTTTGGCAAATTATTCAAAATCATTGATTTTGGACGCGCCATCTATAAATTTCGTGGACAATTATTGTGTAGTGATAGTTATCATAAGGACGGTGATGCGGCGACGCAATATAACTGCGAACCGTATTTCAATGACAAGAAACCGCGGTTAGAACCGAATTTTAGTTTTGATTTGTGTCGGCTAGGGTGCGCATTATATGATTATCTAGAGGATGAACCGAAGACAAAAATCGTGCAGATTATTATGGAGTGGGTGAAAGACGATAAAGGGCGCAATATACTTTATAAGAAGAACGGTGATGAGCGCTATCCGGATTTTAAATTATATAAAATGATCGCCCGCACGGTAAATAAACATGTGCCTATAAATGTTTTAAATAATACGTATTTTGATAAATTTATTATTCATAAAAAAGAAATTAAAAACCGGTTTAAGGTGATGGATATTGATAGTATTCCGTCGTATGTTTTGTAATATAAAAAAAATAAAAAAGTGCCCTTATAAAGGACAGCTCTTTTTATTTTTTTTCTCTATCTATATAATTTATTGATCCGTATATTTTTATTTATTTATTTATTCATCGTACAACACTGCCTCAGCGACACGCATTGCCGTTTCAGACAATTCAAGTTCTTCACCGATTGTTTCCATCACGAAAACTTCGGTAACACCATATCTGCCGGTGCCAGTGTACGGCTTCACTATCCATTTTTTTTTATCCTTTTCGCTGACACGTTTTTCCATGGCGGTTAAACTGGCGTCTAATTTTTCTACGCGGTCGTTCATTGCCCGGAGCATTTCTTCACATTTAAGCAGACGATAAGCCGTATGCTCCATTTCAGCGTTCATCCGCTCATTCAGCTCGTCTATGTTCATCTCGGCGTCATCTTGGATCTGCTCAAATTGGTAGCTTATCTGGTCATGCAGGTCCTCTACGTTCACTTGGTTGGCATACTGCTGGGCGTCAATTCGCAACATCCGCTTGTCGGTTGGCGATAATTTTTGTTTCTTATTTTCAAAAACCACCCAAAACCACGGGTCATCATAAACAACCCGGGCTTGTTTCTTGGGTCCGAAAATGCGTTGCTGGAAATTGTAGGCTATTTCATTGTCATACCAAACACTGAAATAGATAAAGGCTTGATAGATAGGATAATCACGCCCGCGTTCATCGGGTTTACGTTTAATACTTACTTTGCCAACACGCCCGATGTGCTGGCGATCAAATATGCTGATGATTGTCGCCTCATCAATCCATTGAGGAAAGACGCGCGGAATCATCAACGATAAATGTTGGTTAATACGACGGGTTTCGGTTGCAGTAGTCATTCTCTTTGTTGCTTTGCTTTAAGTTGCTTTGTTGTTTTGTTTTGGTAATGCTTATTTTATAAAATAAGAAAAGCATTTCAA